CTTGTGGTCCCTCGCGCTCGGCGTCGGCCACGAACCACAATCGTTGACGGATATGCGGCGCCCCGAAGCCCGCAGCAGGGATACCGGCCGCTGCGAAGGCGTAACCGATTCCTTCCAGGTCAGCTTGAACAAGGTCGAGCCAGCCGTGGCGGATCGCTGCTTCAACCTGTTCACCAAAGACGACCGCAGGTTTGCACTGGCGGACAAGGTTGAACCAGTCAGGCCAGAGGTGGCGGTCGTCGGTAACTCCCGCGCCTTTTCCGGCTGCGCTGAATGGCTGGCAGGGGCGGCTTCCGGTCCACACGGGCCGGTCGTCGGGCCATCCGGCGAGTCGCAATGCGTAACTCCACACGCCGATTCCGGCGAAGAAGTGGCATTGCTTGTATCCTTTGAGGTCATCTGGTCGGACATCCTTGATGCTCCTTTCGTCCACGTCGCCCGGCGCAATGTGGCCTGCGGCAATCAGATTGCGCAGCCACTGTGCGGCATACGGGTCAATCTCGTTATAATAGGCAGTCAATCCCGGCTCCTGAAGAAAAAGACCCCTCCCCCACACGGGGGAGAGGAAAGCTGCAGCACCTGGGAGAAACTTAGAACAGGGCCGCCGCACCGCCGCCGGAAGCTGCGGCCGCTGCGGTCTTTTCCTGCGGGATTTCGTCGAAGTCGTCCGCCGCTGCGACACCGCCGCCGGACAGGCGCTCGCCGTCCTTGACGTGCTGGACGCCGAGCAGGCTGGCGTTGATGCGCTTGCCAAACTGGTTGTCCTGCGCCCAAAACTCGACAATGATGTTGCCGTAGCTGCCAGAGTAGGGCTTGCCGTCTGCTGCCACCAGCGGTTCACGCTGCGGGCCAATGACCAGCGGGCGCAGTTCGTTGCTGGCGTTGATGAACAGGTTGCCCGCGTAGCCCGGCTTGTCGCTCTTGGCGTCGCCATCGTGCAGGCACAGCCGGTCGCCGGCGGCGAGTTGTTTCAGCACGTCAGCAGCTTTGGCCCCCCACTTCTCGGTCGCCACGTCGGACATTGCCTTCTTGACTTCGGCCAGTTGCGGGTGGTCCTTGCCGAAGATGCAGACAACGGAGAACTTTTCCTTGCCCTCGCCGGTTTGCGGTTTCTGCGCGGTGAACAGCGACTGCGTGTAGTTGAAGCGGACATCCTTGATCTGAACTCTTGCCATACGTGTTGCTCCTTAGAAAAAGAAGGGGGAGATGCTACTGTTGGCTCGCGATCCCTTCTACCACCGCGAAATCGTTTGCTGTTACTCTCGGCCCCGCGGGCTTGCGGTAGCCGGTCTTGACTGCCACGTCGCACCGCTTGGCCTTCGCCGCCTGGCACCAGCGGCACTGCTCCTCGCCCGGCACCGGCTGCGCGTCCGGGTTCCTTGTTGCGGCGGCGGCCTGCACCACTTCGCCAGCGAAGTCCAGCAATTCAAACGCCGGAAAGACATGCCGCTGCACCCAGTCGTCCGGGTTCTCCAAGCGGGGTTGCACGATCGCCACTTCCACTTCCTTCGGCGGAATAAAGCAGTCCAGCAGCGCGCCCAGGGCATAGAGTTTCAACTGCTTGTTGCCCTCGGCTGGCACAGGAACCCCGGTCCCGAACTTGAAGTCCGTCACGATCAGCCGGTTGCCTTGATCGACCACGGCGATATAGTCCGCCGTGCCGCCCGTGTCCGGATCCAGCTTGGACAACTGCGGTGTCAGGTCGACCTCGGCCCGCCCGCCGGGGTAGCGCCGGCAGAAGTCCAGATAGAACTGAATGCTGTCCGCGTGATCCTCGACGATGGCGTCCGCGTTCAGGTTCTGCTTCAGGCAGTAGGCTGCGATGGAATGCGCCATGGTGCCGAGGCTGGCGTAGGGCGATTCGACGTGCGGCACCCCGTCCGAAAGCCGGATACTGGCAGGGCACGGCATCCAGCGGTGCGCCGCGGACGCAGAGAGGCGGGCGTGGACACCCACTACTGGTTTTCCTCGTCCTGAAGTCCGAGCAGGGCGGCAGCCACGACACCATCGTCGTAGTCGCCGTTGGTCATCTCGCCTTTCAAAAGCATGCCGATGCTGAAGAATGAGCAGATCACTTCGCCGCCTCCTGCGCTGCCTGGATGAACGCAGCATAATCTTCGCGCTTCATATCCCGCAGGCGCGTGACGTTGAACTTGCCCATGACTTCCTGCGCGGCCGGCAGCCCCTTGGTGTTGAACACCGCTTCCAGTGCCTTCTGCGCGTCGTCTTGGGTGGGGGCCGCAGCCACTCCCTGCCCTACGCCCTCGTTGGAAGGCGCAGTTGACGCCGCGGCAGTCGAGGGTTGCGGTTCGGGTGCCGAAGCAGTCGAAGCATCCGGCCCGGCGGAAGCGCTACCGGTTTCTTGACTTTCGCCAGTTGCTGCCTTCGACGCTTCAGCATTCTTGTATGAGCCGCGGCCCTTGCCTTTGTCGGCCCTTGACTTACGGGTGGTCGAGGCAGCCGGAGTCGACGGACTCTGCGTTTCATTGCTACGCTGCGCTTGTGGCGCTGGCGCCCCGACCAGTTTGCCCAGTGCCACGATCGCTTCGTCGTAGCTCTTGAATGACAGTTTGACTTCGACCATCGGTTCTCCCTCAGTAAAGTTGATTCAGTTCTCGCACCCGGCGCATTAGCACCTGTTGCACCCGGTCATCCGTGCTGCCTGGCCACGTTACCACGTCGACCGTCACCTTGTCTTCCTTCTCCATGCTGACTAGACGATTGACCGCTTGCACATTGTTCCCCGGCACCCAGTCAAGCTCCAACGCAAACCCGTGTCTCGCTGAACTCAGATCAATCGCAGTACCCATGGCCATAATATTCCCGCATATCACGTCTGTCAAGCCTTTTTGTAAATTATCCTGAATCCGCTCGCGGGAACGCGGGCCGGTCTTGCCGGTAATCAATTCCGCGCTGATGCCGCAGTCATTCAGCAGGCGCGTCAAATGTTCCAGCGGCTCAGTGTGCCAGCCAAAAACCACAGTCTGTTGTAGCAGATCGTTCTGAATGGCGAAGTCAATGTGCTTGGCCAGCGGCAGCACCTTGGCGTGCGCGACCGCAACCCGGTCGCTCGCGTCCGCGCACTGGTTGGACTCCAGCCATTCGGCCAGCTGCTCGTCAGACAATCCTGCCGGCACCTGGATGTCCGCCTGCCCGTTCGGCTCCACTTCCAGAAACTGGAAGTCAATGTCCGGCATCTCCGGGGCGACTTCCTTGCGCGTGCGGCGGAGCATGAACGTCGCCAGCAGGGCGCGCAGCTCCGGTATCATCTTTTCCTTGGTGCCGGTGATCTTCTGCGTGAACTTGTTGATGGTGCAGTATTTGCCGACGAACCACTGATAGTCCATCTTGGTCGCACCGAACGCGCGCATCATTGGCCACAGTTCGCCCGCATGCTTCGGCGCCGGGGTGCCGGAGAGCGGCCAGGTGGCTCCGGCATAGCGGCAGAATCCGGTGTTGCTGTAGACCGCCCGGGTGCGCAGCGCGTCCGGGTTCTTGGCGAAGTGCGCCTCGTCCGGAATGAACACGTCCGCCGTTCCCTTGATCCCCTGCGTCCACAGTTCCGTCAGCTTGTTGTAGGACATGACCTCCAGCCTGGGGAGCGGGCCGGAGGGCCACCACTTCTCCACTTCCCGGTGCCAGTGTGGCACGGCAATGGCTGGGCAGCCGACCCGGATGGACGTGGCGCCCCGCTTGTGCGCGGCGAGGATCGCCTGCGGCGTCTTGCCGACCCGCATCTCGTCGGCCAGCAGCGCGCACTTGCGCCCGGCCAGGAAGTCACGGCCTTCGATCTGGTAGGGGCGGGGGGTTAGCATGCTGGGGGCTGCGGCGTGTAGCGGGCCAACCAGTCTTGAAGTGCCTGCCGTTTTTGTTCGCGTTTTCGGTCCCGTTCTTCCTTAGTAGACACTACATCTAGTTTACCTTTACCTTGAATATAAAGCACTGTTCTTCGGACGATACCGTGCTTCATAGAGAACCACTCGCCGCGAATATGGGCGGGGGCGCAAAGCCTATGGAGTCGACGCTCCATATACGCCGCGTCGTTCGCCCACTTTTCGCCTATCAGTTCAAGTTCAGTCGCGTTACCAACCTGTATGCCCGAAAGCCTAGCCTTAACGTTCGTCGCCTTACCGATTTTTACAGCGTTGTTCTTGGGGTCTAAAATTGCGTAAATATAACGACAACCAGACATTATTTCCGCTCCTTTATCGCCCGCCGCACTGCGGAGGCATCCATGTCGAACATATCGCAGAACCAGTTGAACGACCCTTCCCGCTCGCTCTTGGACGCCACCCATATCTGCGTCTTGTGCCATTCCTGCTCGGCCTGCTGCACCGCTTCATGCACCGGCATCTTCGCCAGCGCTACGCGGGAGGCGAACACGCTGGCCAGCACGGTGTTGTCTGGATTGTTGCTCATTTTCTTTTTCCGCAGTTGATGCACTTCCGAAAAATACGATCAGCCGATTCATAATCGTACACCCAGGTATGAAACCCGCGCAGCAGACAGCGAAGGCGCTGAAGCAGAATCACCCGTATCTCCGTTTCAGGAAGTTGATGGACAACGCCATCTCGTCGAATTGCCCATCCTTGACTTCGTGTAAAAACCACATACCGCGCCAATGCCGGTTCGCCAACGGGGACATGTACGGCTCGTCGTGCTGATAGAAGCTGCCGGAGATGATGGCTGTCAGTGCCCGTCCGTCCGCACGCAGCGCGTAGGCTGTCTCCCGCCCCTGCTGGTGGCCGGCAAAGCAGGACATGTGCATCTTCTGCAGGATGGCCCGCGGGGATGTGATCGGGCGCCCCATGACACCGGACGGGAAAAAGTGACAGAACGACACGCCCCCGATCACCACCGGCTGCAGGTAGGGCACGACGTTCCAGCCGTAGGACTCCAGCTTCAAGTCTTTCTTGGAAATCACCCCGGACAGTTCGTTCGGGTTGCGGCGCACGGCCCGGTCGATGCGATCTTCGTGGTTGCCCTCGGTGAACACCATCAAGGGTTTGTAGCCAGCCTTCTTGGCAATGGGGTTCAGGAACCGCTCCATCGCGTCGCAGCCCGCGTCAACGTCCTTCCGATAGCGCTTGCCTTCCTTCTCTACGGAGCCAGGCTGCGCCCATTGCGAGAGCGAGGGCATGTCCCAAAAATCCCCGATGCAGACAATGACATCCGGCTGCTTGTCAGCAATGTACTGGCCAGCGTAGGTGATGTGGTCAGTCGCCACTCCTTCACGCACCTGGGCATCCGTGACCACCGCAACGCGCAGACCGTGCGCGGGCGCGTTGGGCACCTTGATTTCCTTGGTCGGAGCGGGCAGTGGATCCTCAATGGTAGTGCGCTGCGCCAATTCATCCTTGCGGAAGGCTTTTGTGCGGCGTAGACGTTCAGCCAGTCGCATTGAGTTCCTCCTGTATCACCCGGCGGGCGGTATCCAGATCGGGGGCTTGCGCGAGCAGCTCGGCAACCTCCTTCAGCACTTTTGCGCGCCTCGTACGCTGCGATTCCCGCACTTTTTGCGCGCTCAACCTGGCGGGGTCGCGGGCGTAGCTCATGTAAGTGGACGCCGTATTCGTCGCAAGACCCAGCTTCTCCAGAAAAGCCTTGAACCCGGCGCTGTAACTCTCTTTGCCGCCAACACCTACTGGGCCGGGCATCGCGGCACGGGCGGCGACCAGGCGTTGCCCGAGCAGCAACACCGCGTCCTTGAACTCGCCCCGCGCGTCGTTACGGCGGGCAATCAGTTCGCGGCACTCGGCCAGTGTGCGGGCTTCATCGAACGCAGCCTGCACTATGGCTGGCGGATTGATTTGTTCAGGAGTCATTTAACCACCAGTGGGGTTTTCATTTCCAACCGCTTCTGCGCGTATGCCAGTGCTCGCCAGCACACCTTCACGTAATGCGGTACGCCGTCGGTATCCAGCGGCACGCCCGCCGCTTCGTCGGCCAGGTGTCGCATCAGCGCGTCCAGTTCGTCACCGGACTTCGACCGATCCCAGTGCAGCGGCTTGCCCGGGTTGTGCTGGTCGTTGCCTTTCTTGGATAGCTCCGCCACCGCGGCGATCGCGTCGGGGAAATACTTGATGAACCCCGAGTATATCGGGATCGCTTTGCGGGCAGCGGCTTCGGTTGGCAGCATCAGTGGGCCTCCAGTTTGCGGGCAAGACGTTCAGCAACGATCCGCAGCCTGGCGTTGAACCAGCGGCGGATTACATACGAGCGAACTACGGAAATGACGGTGTAGATCAGGCCGATCACGAAGTTGGTGCCGACCGTCAGGCTGGTAAAACCGAACTGCGGCAGGATAATCAGGTTGGCCACGAAGTTGATGGCGAAGCCGATGCCGACGTTGACCCACGCTTCAATCAGGCTGCCGGTGCGGGTCTGGTCGACGACCTTCATTTCGGTATCGCCTTTCCGTTCCAGGTGTGGGGTCGTGCGGTCAGGCTGACGCAGACGGTGCGGACTTTGCCGAGTGTTGCGACCTGCCCCGCCGCGCGCTCACAGCCCATCAGCGTGTCGAAAGGGCCGACCTGCTGGGGGTCGTAGCCAAGCAGTGTGAAGATCAGGATGTATTTCATTTATCCAGCCCTCCATACAGCGCCAATAAAACCGCCTCGGCGCGGCCGTCGTGCTTCTTCAGCGGCCAGCGGTGCGCCTCTTTCGGCAGCCGGCGTGAGGCTTCGGCCCGGCTCGCATCCTTTGGCTGCCCCAATAACCGGAAATGCCGCTTCCACACCTGGGGCGAAACGGTCCTGATCTGGATTCCACATGCCGCCAGTATGCCGTGGATTGCGCCCGTTGTAAAGCCAAAATTGAAGGAACTCGTCACCCCCTGACCGGGCATGGCGGCGACCATCTCAACCACGGCAAAGTCAATCCGCCCCCGGTGCAACTCGACCCAGGCGGATAGCTGGTGCAGGTCCAGCTGGCGCTTGGTCTTGCTGTTGACCGTACGCTCCACCGTAGGCAAGTCAATCAAGTCCAGCACGGATCCGCCGGCCAGCAGCGCCGCCGCTCCGGACAGGCCGGGGTCAATGCCGAGGATGGCGGTCACGCCTTCACCAGCGTTCCGGGCGCCACCGGCTCCGCGTCGAGGGTCGATAAAGCCATGTCGCAGAGGGCGTTGATTTCATCGCCGCCAACGGCATACCCATTTTCAACATCCCGCTTGTATCGCTCTATCTGCTCTCTAGTCAGTTTCACTCGTGCGTCCCTCCCAAGTTATGCAGCAGACCATGACCAAGCAAAAATATCGCAGTCCGGTCGTTAAATGAAGTCGGCGCTGGTGCGATCAGTTCCATTCCGCCAACAGGCCTAATGTGAGCGCACTCCCAATGCAGTCCGCCGCACATTTTTGACGACTTCGCCAGCGACTCGGCGTATCCGTCCGTCAGCGTGACTTTCGTGCAGATCGTGTATTCACCGGGCGGCGGGATATGGATGTCTTTCAAAACAACTGTGGAGTCGATGGCAGCTAAGACTGAGCAGCCGACCATCGTCATCAGCAGGATCAGGATGGCAAAGCCGATAATGAAGCGTTGCTCCAGCTCGGTTGCCGGGCGATTGCGGCCCTGGTTGGCGTTGATGTCGTCGTCATCCATTTCGTTCTCCATACGTTGCGCCCCGCGGTTCCTCGCTGCCTTTCACCAGGCAGTAGCCAAAGCACTGCACGCAATCGCACCCTGGCAGCGGATTGCCGCGCCGACCTTTATCGAATACAACCGTTGACGGGCGATTACCGTTCTTGAGACTGAATACCGTGACCTTTTTTCCATCCGGTGTGCGTATCATGTTGCCTCCGATTTTAGTGAGATTACGCCCGATTACCGAGCCTGTCAACCCCGATTACCGATTATTGCCTGGCGCGGGCGCGTCACCCGCGATTACCGCCTCCAGCTCCCGGATCCGGGCCATGGCTTCGGTATGGGTTGCGATTACCGGAATATTGAAATCCTTACAGAGTAGGCTAACGTACTGATAAGTCACATTCAAGGCGGCCGCCATTTCCCGCTGGGTGTACCGGCGCCCCTCCCGCTGCAGATAGTCAACCATTTTCGCTTTGGTGAACACCCCGGCCGGTACGGTCCTAGGTTTCCGGGGTTTACGTAAGGGGATCCTGTACCGTAGCGAGCGCTTTACCGGATCAGCCATAGCAAACCCCCGGCCAGGCAAACCCCGATAAAAAAGGCGATGACGGTGAAACCCAGCACGCGTAAACCGTAGATCAGGTTATTGTCTAACATCATTCGCCCCTCGCTTGGCGGATAGCGTCCTCCCGCGACGATGCGCGCGCATAAACGCACACAGGCTCGCCGTTGACCCATCCCCATACACCCCACACATTTGAAGGCGTGCCCCAATAGGCGCCGCCGCGGTCGTACCCGTCGCCGCCCCCTTGGCGCCGCGCGTGCAAGCGTTTGACGTGCTGCAGATTTGCCGAGTTGTCGCTGCGGCGCCCCATTGGCGCGCCGTAACGGCAATTGACATCAGGGAATGGGTTAAACTGTTTCATCATCTTATCCTCTCAAGTTAGCGCCGCACCGATACACAGCACGGCAAGAAAAAACAAATCAATAGCTAGGACGGCGAGGGCGGTTTGTATGGGGTTCATACCAGCGCATCCAGTTCGGACTGCGAAACCTCTCGCGCCTTTGCCCCGGCAAGCCATTTGTTGATATGGCGCGAAGTGGTAACACTCCAGCGCTTGTCAGTCCGCACAAAGCCGGAGCCGTCATTCATACAGGCCGCGACCGGCGTTTCGTAGCTGAACAGAATCGTAGCCTTTTCGGTTTCGATTTCCGTCATGTTGCTTGCGATTGGTTTCAATTTCAGCATGTCATTCTCCCGTTACTATCCCGGCAAGCCGTGCCGGTGCGGTTTTACTTGTTGCGTTTCGCTTTCTTCGCTGCACGGTCCGCCAGTACCTGCTGACGCACGGCCATATCAGCGCATGCGGCCAGCGTGGTCCAGAAAACCTTGCGCGTGCGTTCGGCACGGAACCCAATCACATCACCGGGCGCCAGGATTACCACAATCCGGCGGCCGCGATGGGTTCCGATGCTGCGCCGTGATAGTGCTTTGTTGAGGGGGGTCATTTCAAGCACCGCGCATATTTAGCAAGATTGCCAGAACCAATGCGGCGCGCGTATTCCCTAGCGCCGCAGTTTTCATTGTTTGCCGCATCCAGAAAATCCAGCGCAATGCGTTGCTGCGCTTTCCCTTCCAGATTAACCCATTCGGCATTGAATACCTGCTCCAGAATGCCGTACGCGTGCCCGGTCATTATCGCGCCATATTTATTTGCCATTATTAAAATCTCCGCAATGTGTGGATGATAGGCTGCGCCAGCGCCCAGCCGGTGATGCTGATGGCGATGAGTAAGAGTGTCATTTTTATCTCCTGGTTATGTGCTGCATTGGTGCTACGGTTTGGAATTTACGCCCCTTGCTTGATTGCTGTCAATAGGCTTTGAATAATTATTTACGGGCAAAATAAAAGGGACCGAAGTCCCTTTAAAATCAACCATTTAGTGTTTTATTATTTCTGGTATTTCTGCCGTTTCTGTGATTGTTCGGCTTTTAACTCCGCTATTTCGTCAGCGCTTAGTCCGGTTGCGGTTGCGTGGTCGGGATATGCTGCGGCCATTTGTTCAGTCACCCAGGCCAGCAGGTGTTCCGGCAGGACCGTAAAGTCATGCCCTTTCGCCAGGCGCTTTTCTTCAATGACCCAGCCCAGCCGGAATGACTGACGTTTGCCCACAATGCCTGTACAGAGCACGCGGACGTGGACATAAAGGGGACAGTCCGCCAGTTCAGCGTAAAGCCTTGCGCCGCTTTCTGGATGATCTGCGATGTGCGAGTCTGGATCCGGTTGCTTGATGTGATATTTGTAAGCCATTGGAATCACCTATTAAAGAGGATTACTCCTCTATAATAGCATGGTTTAGCGGCAATGCGCATTCCGTTTGCGGTTGCGTCGGAAGGTGCGAGCCGGGAACCCCTCTTTAGAGGAGGGTCCCGACGCAACGCAACGGAATAGCCGGAACAGACCTTTCTGGCAACATGGTAGACTTGTTGAATATGGCGCTAAGTCCCGAAGTTGCCGCGAAAGTTGCGGCCGCGTTTCCCGACATCCTGCAGGCAATCAGCAATGGCGCACGCGTTGACCAGACTTGCGCGCTGCATGGCCTGGACCGGCGCATTGTCTGGCAATATTGGAGCACGGACCCGCAACGGCGTACGCAATGGTATGACGCCATGAAGGAATCGGCGGACGCCTTTGCCGACAAAGCATTGGACGCTGCAGAGAACGCATCTAGGGACGCGAAAGCGGCGCGCGTACAGCTGGCGACATATCAATGGCTTGCTGAAAAGCGCGATCCAGACCGCTACGGCCAGCGCATGCGGACTGACGTAAACATCAAGACTGTGGACCTGACAAAGATCATTCAGGACGCCAATGCGCGCTTGATAGCGGCGCAGCAAGGCCGGGTTATTGAGCACGACACATCTAGTAATAGCAGGGCGCCGGACTCTCGCGCGCATGCACAGCTGGATCCCGCATTGCTCTCGGCCCTGCTATGATGCAGTGCACATGCGCACATTGGACCAATTCACCTGGATTGGGCGAACGCAAGTCATTGATTGCTAACGCTTGGTGCAGCGCAAGCGTATATAATCTTCATTATGTCAAATGCGCGCATTTTGGGTAACTCATTGATTTTTCAGGGAGCCGGCCAATTTTTCGCCAGGCGGGGGGTGATACCCGGCACACCCATGAACTTGCGCCCGATCACCGTTGCGAGGGGTCGTTGACGCGGCGTCTGCTTGAAAAATAATATTAAAAATTTTGGCTATTGAATTAACGTGGGGTGCCGTGCTATGATGGGGTATGGGAATACGTGGACGAAAAAAGACCCCAGTAGGGCAGGCGTGCCGAAACGGGCACCCTTACAATCGAAGCCAAAACGGCGACTGTCGGGATTGCCGTCGGGAACGTAAGCGGCGTAGTCGTAAAAGTAAAGGCAGAAAGCCCCCCACTTGGCTTGGGGAGCTGACGTGGGTTTGGTTTGCGAGGAAAGCGCTTCGGAAGCACAAGCGCCACGCAGGTCCGCCCCCGTCGCTAGAGGCTCTTGTCGGACTGTGGAGGGCGCAAGCCGGTCGCTGCGCTATAACGGGGCTGCAGATTGAGGGAACACCGCACCTTGACCACAAGATCCCTGTTTCAGCTGACGGAACAAACGACATCAGCAATCTTCAGTGGACTAGCGCCGAAGCCAATTATGCCAAGGGCATCAAAACAACAGCGGAAGTCCAGAGTTGGCTTTTGGCGGCAGCTGACAGTCTTCGCGCCAGGCAGGCTCTTGATGGCCTGCTTTAGTGCGTTCCGTTGCGCACACCCTGAAAGGGTGCGCACCGGAACACCGACCGGAGAATCCAAGTGATCGGCAGCGCCGCACACGAATCCGAAATCCTGGCCCAAGTGCTGTCCTTGCGGAACGACCCGTATTCGTTCGTGCACTACGCCTACCCCTGGCGCCGGCCCGGCACCGCCTTTGAACACTACGCCGCCCCGCGCCGCTGGCAACTGGATGACTTCATGCGGCTGACCGAACACATCCAGGAGCAGGTGTTCCGTTACGAAAACAACCTGCCGTTGCAGATGTGGCGGGAGGCGCGGTCAAGTGGTCGCGGCCCGGGTAAGTCCGCCAAGTTCGGCATGGCCGCCCACTGGCACATGAGTACGCACATCGGGTCAACAACGATCGTCACCGCCAACACGGAAGGCCAGTTGCGCTCGCGCACCTTTCCGGAGTATGCGGTCTGGTTCGGCGCCGCGGTCAACGCCCACTGGTTCAGCCTGGAAACCATGCGGATTGTGCCCCAGCCGTGGTTGTTGGAACTGGTGCGCAAGCTGCCGGAGGAAGGCGGCCTGGGCATCGACCCGAAGTACTGGTTCGTGCAGGGGCAAACCTGGAGCGAGGACAACCCCAACGCTTTTGCTGGCGTTCACAACCCCTACGGCCTGCTGTTGCAGATGGACGAAGCGGCCGGTATTCCGGGCGAAATCTGGAACGTGTCTGAGGGCTTCTTCACCGAGCAGAACCCATACCGGTTCTGGATGGCCGCCTCACAGATGCGGAACCGGCAGGGGCGCTTCTTCGACATCTTCAACGACCCGCAGATGGGGCACGGCTGGAACCTGCGCACCCTGTCGACCCGCGGCATGGAGGGTGTCGACCAGAGCATCGTTGAAGACCAGATCAAGCGCTACGGTGAGGACAGCGATTTCGTCCGGGTGGAGATTGACGGGCTGCCGCCGCGCACGTCCGAGGACCAGTTCATCCCGTGGGATGCGGTTCGTGCAGCGCAGCAAAACCCGTCGACCTACGACAGCGGGGAGCCGCTGATCCTGGGCGTGGATCCGGCGCCGCGGGGTAAAACGTCCTGGCGGTTCCGGCAGGGGCGCAACGCCCGGGACTGCTGCGGGTCAGCGACCAAAGGTTCGCTGCTGGCGATGGACAATGTGCAGATCGCCAACAAGGTGCTGGAACTGGACGCCAAGTATCGGCCTGACGACATCTGCATCGACTTCGGCATGGGCACTGGCGTCATCGACATCCTGCGCCGCCGGCGGTTGCACGCGCGGCTGCATGAGGTCAAGTTCGGCGCAGCACCCGACGACAAGCAGGGCGAGTATGCCACGCACGCGGCCGAGTTGTGGTCGAAGATGCGGGACTGGCTGCCAGGCGGGCAGATCGAAAAAGACGACGGGGAGAAGGGTTCCCTGTCCCAGCAGTTGACCGACCGGGGCTGGAAGTGGAGCGGGCGGGAGGACAACAAGAAAATCCTTGAAACCAAGGACGACATGAAGCGCCGGGGTGTCGCGTCACCGGATGACGCTGATGCGCTGGCCTGCACGTTTGAGGTCAACCCGCCGCGCCGGGATGATGTGCGTACGCGTCGGGTCGTAATCGCCGACGGGGTATCGTCGTCTATGACCGACTGAGCAGCGTGGTAAAATTGAGGGCATAGGAGGAAAGTTTATGGGTTCACTTTTTGGGGCAAAACCGCCAGCGCCGCAGCCGGTGCCGTTGAACCCCGCAGACGACAAGGCGGCGGAGCAGCAGCGCATGGAAGCCGAGCGGGCCGCATTGGCGGACAGCAAGGCGCGCGGTCGGGCGTCGACGATTGCAGCCGGTGGCGACCTGGCGGCCGAAGAACAGTATGGCCGGGGCTTGCTGAAGCGCAAGCAGCGGGTCGGCACGGCGTCCGCGGAGATGCTGGGTTGATGGCCAAGAAGCCGAACCCGGCGATTGAGAAGCTGAAGCGCGACCTGGCCCGGCAGCCGCGGGCGGTTGTGCCGGAAGGGGTGCAGCCGTTGAACGAAGGATTTTTCAGGGTGCAGGCGTTGCGCGTGAGCCGGCAGGCCAAGCTGCGCAGCGCCGTGGCACCCAAGCTACGAGGCAATCGGTGAACGAAGACCAGATCAATTTCCACATCCAGAAGCTCGGCGCGCTGAAGCAGGACCGGGCGAACTGGGATACGCAGTGGGAGGAAGCGGCGTCGCTGATCCTGCCGGCGCATCGCAACTCATTTCAGGGCGAGGGCACGGATAATCAGTTCGGCGGCTCCGGCCAGAAGAAAACAGAGTTGCAGTTTGATGCCACGGTTGGCATCGCTTGTCAGCGGTTTGCCAGCGTGATTGAATCTCTGGCCACGCCGCAGAACAACATGTGGCACCGACTGGTGCCGGCGGACAAGATGCTGAAGCGCAATCGTGCCGTGCGTATGTTTTTTGACGACCTGAACGAATTGCTGTTCAACCATCGCTATCGCCCGGTTGGCAACTTCGTGGGCAACAGTCAGCAGGTTTATCTTGGGCTGGGCGCATACGGCAACGGGTCGTTGTATGTCGACAAGCCGGAAGACCAGAAGGGGCTGCGCTATCGCAACATTCACCTGGGCGAATCTTACTTCGTGGAGAATCATGCTGGGGTGGTGGACACGTTGTACCGCCGGTTCTACATGACCGCGCGCCAGATTTCGCAGCAGTTCCGGCAGCCTGGCGACACGGTGCCGGATGAAGTGACGGAGAAGGTCAAGAACCCGAACCAGGCCGAACAGAAACTGGAAGTTCTGCACTGCGTCTACCCACGTTCTGACTTCGACCCGCGGCGCGTGGACCCGAAAGGCATGCGTTACGCCTCGGTCTACATCTACTGCCAAACCAAGACGCTGATGCGGGAGTCGGGCTACCAGAGTTTCCCGTTCCCGACCGCGCGCTACACGCAGGTCAGCGGCGAGACGTATGGCCGCGGTCCGGGCCAGTGGGTGCTGCCGGCGATCAAGGTGCTGAACGAAGAAAAGAAAACGATGCTGAAGCAGGGGCATCGCGCAGTGGACCCGGTGTTGCTCTCGCACGACGACGGCAACTTGGGGTCATTCAGCCTGAAGGCGGGGGCACTGAACCCTGGCGGTGTCAGCAAGGAAGGGCGGGCGTTGATCCAGCCGCTACCGACCGGGCGCTTCGACATCGGCGACAAGATGATGGAGATGGAGCGCACCACCATCAACGACGCCTTCCTGATTACGTTGTTCCAGATTCTGATAGACACGCCGCAGATGACGGCGACCGAAGTGCTGGAGCGGGCGCGGGAGAAGGGCATGCTGATTGCGCCCACCGCAGGCCGGCTGCAGGCCGAGTTCCTGGGGCGCTTGATCGAACGGGAACTGGACCTTTTGTTCCAGCAGGGCTTGATTCCGCCGAACATGCCGTCTATACTACGGGATGCAGAAGCGGCTGAATACCACATCGAATACGACAGCCCGATGTCCCGCATGGCTCGGGCCGAGAAAGCCGCCGGCTTCATGCGCGCCCTGGACGTGGCCGCGAACTACGCCAAGAACACGATGGACCCGTCACCATTGGACTTCTTCAACTTTGACAGCGCAATGCCGGAGATTCTGGACATTCAAGGCGCGCCCGCCGCATGGACGCGATCCCTGGACGAAGTGATGGTCATTCGTCAGAAGCGCGACGAGGCCGCGCAAAACCAGCAGATGATCGAAGCCGCACCCGCAGTGGCGGGGCTGGCGAAGGCAATTCCACCGCAGGGGGCGTAATGGGTCAAGCGGCAGATGAACTGATGGCAGGAACAAAACAGCGCAGGCAGTCGACGCGGGAGCTTTTGCGTGATCGCGTAAACCCCAACCTTGTTGAGCTGACTGAAGAAGAAAAGAAAAAACAGAAAGACCGGGACGTAACAGGCACCAAGACTATCGGCGGCGCACGCGGCTGATTGTGAAACTAAACCTTGGTAGCGGCGGGCGCAAGCTCGACGGTTATGTCAACGTCGACCTGCAGCCGGAAGAAACACCGGATGTAGTGTGCAACATCGGACGTGACCGCTGGCCGTTTGATGACAACAGCGTTGACGAAGCTGAAGCATCGCACATCATGGAGCATCTGTCGACTCCGGAGTTGATGCACTTCATGCGCGAGTTGTATCGGGTCTGCAAGCACGGTGCCGAAATCAAGATAACACTGCCGCATCCGAGGCACGACATCTACTTGAATGACCCAACGCATCAGACTCCCATTCTACCGGCGACGTTGCTGATGTTTTCAAGAGGACAGCTGGAAGCATTGCGAAAACAAGGCAAGCAGTTGACTCCGTTTTGGAAATACACAGGGGTTGACTTCAAGCTAGACTCAATGGTAAAGTGGCGCTTTAGTGAAGGCGTTGACCCGGACGACAAAGATATTTCTTGGAAGATGACGCATCTGAACAACATTATTCAGGAATTTAGCTGCACTATTCGTGCAGTGAAGGCTACGGATGCCGTTTAGTGAAGTTGTCGAGGCAGCACGCCGCTGGTTGTTTCGGCGTCGCTATGCCTACCAGACGACGTTCAAAGGACCGCTGGCGCAGGAAGTTCTGCGCGACCTGGCGCTGTTCTGCCGGGCAACCGAGTCGACGTTCCATGACAACGAACGGGTGCAGTCCAAATTGGACGGTAGGCGCGAAGTGTGGTTGCGAATCAGCGCGCATCTGAATCTGTCGCCTGAAGACCTCTGGCGGCTTCTTGACGGAAGGGATGACTGATGTATCGTGACGGCAAGCAGGTATTGACTTCGCACGTCCACAGTTTCATTCTCAACCATGGCGCTCTCGGGGACGTGATCTGCTCCCTGCCGGCGATCGTCAACGCGCGGCAGCGCGTCAGCGACATCGTGGCGATGAAGGTCTACTGCCCGCCGTGGCAGGCTGAGTTGCTGGAGCATCTGCTGGCGCCGTACGGCAAGTTCACGGTGCGCAGCATCGCCGAGTTCCCGCTGGAGCGGGCGAAGCGGGAGGACTGGGACGGCGGGCCGAACTCGCTGAACGCCGCGGTCCACAACACCCACACCCGCAACCGCGTTCACATGGTCGACTACGCATTCAACTACCTGCTGGACGCGCGGCCGGAAAACATGCTGGAGCGCAGCTACCCGACCGCTGCGCCGATCGGGCCGCGCTATCCTCTGCTGGACGAGCCGTATGTCGTCATCCCGGTTGGGGCCACGTCGGACAACAAGCTGTTCAAGGCGCACGTCATGGGGCCGATTATCCAGTGGCTGGCTGACAACGACCTGACGCCAGTGCTGGTCGGCACCAAGGTCAGTCACACCCAGGCCGAGATGGGAAGCGGCGTTACGGAGAAACTCGTCATCCGTGACGAGATAGAGAAACTGCCCGCCGAAGTGGTTGCTTTGTGCGTCGACCTGCGCGAGAAGACGACACTGCTGGAACTGCGTGATCTGTGCGGGCACGCGGAAGCGGTCGTCGGCGTCGACGGCGGCACGTTGCACCTGGCCGGCACCACCGACACCAACATTGTGTATGCGATGGGTACGACGTTGCCGAAGCACCGGTATATTGCGCGCGGCGGCGACCCGAACCACAAGATACGGTATGTCGGCCCGCGTGATCTGGAATGCGCGGGCTGCCAATCCAACTGGGCGCTGTCCCGGTGGGATTTCCGGTTCTGCGCGTACGGCGACAACAAGTGCATGGATCAACTGCACCCTGACGATTTTATCAACGGACTGAAGGAGCTTTTATGGCCGAAGCAGACACCACTACTGTAGCCGACACCACGACCGCCGCCGACACGACTACAACGGCAACCACGACCGCCCCCTGGCACGGCATTACTGACCCGGATGCCGCGGCCTACGTGACTAACAAAGGCTGGCAGTCGCCCGCCGATGTCATCAAGTCCTATCAAGGAGCGGAGAAACTGATCGGCCGGGATCCGTCGACGCTGGTGCAGTTGCCGCGCGCAGACGACCCGGAGGGCACCCGCGCGCTGTTCCAGAAGCTCGGCCTGCCCGAGTCGCCGGACAAATACGACATGAAGGTCGGGCTGCCGAAGGACGCGGCGATCAATGAAGATTTTGCCAAGAACATGCAGGGGTTGCTGCACAAGGCAGGCATCGTACCCAGCCAGGCGCAGGAATTGATCGGTGGCTACAACGCAATGCTGCTGGCGCAGCAGGAGCAGGCAGCCAAGGATTATGAACTGAACGTGGCCGCCGACAAGCAGGCGCTGAAAGACGAATGGAAGGGCGGTTACGACCGGATGTTCAATCGGGCGCAGAACGCCGCCACCAAGCTCGGGTTTACGCCTGAACTGGTGGACGCCATCGAGAAGCACGTCGGCTACGCGGGCACCTACAAACTGCTGGCGGACATCGGAGCTAAGTTGGGCGAGGACGGGTTCGTCGGAGAAGGCAAGACCAACTTTGAAGGCGAACTGACCCCGGCTGAAGCCAAGAACCAGTGGGATTCTAAGAAGCTCGACCAGAACTTCATGGCCGCGCTTACGGACGCCAGCCACCCGGGCCACAAAGCGGCGCAGGAACTGCAGACCAAGCTGTTCAAGATCATGTATCCTGAAAACAAGTAACTGTTTTAAAAGGACATTTTTAAAACCGCAGGGGTTCGCCCTTGCGGTTTTCTTGTCTGGAGAGGACGTGTGGTAGAATGGGTGCATAGGAAATACGCGCGGACAAGGTGAAAGCCCCCGCATAGCGGACTGCCTATCGGCCCCCGAGGTTGGGACAAGCCGGCGATCACCAGCCATATCGGTGAAAACTGACTTGTAATCAATTACTTAGGGGGCAATGATGCCTGATAACATCACCGTCGCAGCGGTACAGCAATACCGTGCGAACGTCGAGCTGCTTCTGCAGCAAAAGGACTCGCGTCTCGCAAACGCGGTTATGAACCAATCTTTCGTTGGCAAGGCCGCCAGCGTCGTTGAGCAGTTTGGCTCCGCCACTGCGCAGCAACGCACCAGCCGTCATGCTGACACCCCGCTGCTTGATCTGTCGCAGGACAAGCGTTGGGTCTTCCCGTCCGACTACGAGTGGGCATCCCTGATCGACAATCAGGACCGCCTGCGCGCCATTGTCGAACTGACCAGCCCGTATGCCATGGCTGGCGCCGCCGCGATGAACCGTGTCAAGGACGACGTGATTCTGACGGCGATCTTCGGCACGAACTACACTGGCGAGAACGGCACGTCGACCGAGACGTTCGGCACGCTGGGTTCCGGCACCTACGATGTGGGCGTCAACACCGGCGGCACGGCGTCTTCGCTGAACGTGGCGAAGCTGCAAGCGGCCATCCGGATTCTGATGACCGCCAACAAGGGCGAACTGGACGAGCCGGTTTACGGCGCAATTTCCAGCTACGAACACGACGCGCTCCTGAAGGAAGTGCAGATCGTCAACAAGGACTACGGCGGCAACGCCCTCCTGGTCGACGGCAAGGTCAAGCGTTTCATGGGGGTGGACTTCATCCTCACCGAGCGCCTGACGATCACTTCCGGCAACCGCCTGGTGCCTGTCTGGCTCAAGAGCGGCATGTGCCTCGGCATGTGGGATGGTGTCACCGCCAAGATCAGTGAACGCGCGGACAAAGGTCATGCAACCCAAGTCTACCTCGCCATGACCCTTGGCGCAACCCGTACCCAGCTGGGCAAGCAAGTCCGCATCAGCTGCGACGACCAAATCTAAGGAGAGGCTGACATGGCATTAGTTTCATCTTCCCAAGTTGTAACCGACCAGTCGGCAGTTCCGGTCGTCAAGGTCAACTCGCAGGAAAAAGGCGCCCCGGTCCGCGTAGCCCATGGCTACCTCGCCGCGGCGAACTTTACCGGCGGCACCGCAGGCCAGTGGTACACTTTCGTTCGCCTGCCGGTTCGTGCGCAGATCATCGACATCAAACTGACTGGTGCCACCACGACCAGCGGTGCGGTGAAGTGCGGTCTGTATCGTCCCGATGGCATCGCCATTGACGACGATGTGTTTGCCACGAACTACGACATGGCGGCTGAGAAGGACGGCACGACCATTCTGGTTACGCCGACCGCCCTGGAGCGCACGCAGACCATCGCTACCGCTTACGCCACTGCAATCGGCACCGCGGGCGCGACCAGCGACGCCGAAGTCGACATTGCACTGACGATCGTCACTGCCCTCGGCAGCGGCGTGAATCACGCAATGCACGTGCATTACACCCTGCCGGAATAAGGCAGTCTGACCCTCGGGGCTTCGGCTCCGAGGGGTTTGTTTTGAAAGGGCATTGTGGCTATACCGACCGACTTTCAAGGCTACACCCCGGCAGCTGGAACCACCAAGTCGTTCAAAATTCTTGGTAGTGCGACCACCGGCATTTGGGCAAACGACGTTGATGGCACGCTTTCCGCCACCAGCGTTCGCGTTGACATCGGCCCGAACTTGGTTTTGTTTATGACCCAGGCGTACACTGACGCCGCGCTAGTGGCGTTGCTGCAGGATTTCATCAAGCGCATGGGTGGGCTGCACGAAGGCGCGGGCGGGCAACCGACCGAAACCACCAAGCAGGTTGCAATTTCCGCCACGACTTGCACTTAACGGAGACACGACATGGCAGTTTTCTTAGCAGGCATCGCCGACACAGACGGCATCCAGATGACGGAGAACAGCGTGGTCTTTGCTGCTTCTGGCGGTACGCTGGACGCCAGCAACGTCGTCCAGGTGAACTGGGATGGCACGGTGTTTGACGGCACCACCGCAGAAGGCAAGCAGCGGCTTGTGGCTGCTCTGGAGTTGATTACCCGCCGCATCCAAACCGCAAAACTTTGGCCGGTCACTTCGGCTTCGTAAGGAGCTGACACATGGCTGACGCAGTAACCACCGTTGTTGTAACCGAGTCGCCCGAGCGCCGCGTCGTTCATCTGACGAACATTTCGGACGGCACGGGGGAATCAGCAGTTGTCAAAGTGGATATATCCGCGTTGACTGCCGAAGATGGCGGCGTGCCGTCTTCGCTGGATATTGAGCAAGTACGTTGGTCTATTCAGGGCTTTTCCAGCGTGCGTATTCTGTGGGGTACGACCAGTGCGGTTGTAGCCCTGGCATTGAGTGGCAGCGGTTATGACGACTTCCGCGGCGACGGCTACACCAGCGCAAAACGCGGCTTGCAGGATCCGCGCACCGCAACCGGCGAGCGGGATATTCTGCTGACGACCGCGGGCGCAGTCAGCGGCGCAACGTACGACATCACCCTCCACCTTCGCAAGTCGCCCGACTAAGGGGCGGCCGTGAAGCGCAAACTGCTCGCCAATAACGTCGGCAGCGCTCTTTCCTCTTTACTGAATAACGGGCGGACTTTTTACGCCCCGTTTGCCGATGCCGGCAGTGGCTCGGTATCGCTCGTTGCATCGGGTGCCGGCGCATCCCAGGCGGCGACCTTTACCAGAGCGACTACTGCAACAACTGTAGATTCATCTGGCTTGATCGTCAGTGTGGCCTCTGGCGTTGCCCGTAGTTACTACGACCCTACGACTTTGGAGTATCGAGGCTATCTCGCGGAGGGGGCGAGGACGAATCTGCTGCTGCGCAGTGAGGAGTTTGATAACGCTTCATGGACAAAGACAGACACTACGATAACGGCTAACAGCATTGTGGCTCCAGATGGAGCAACGACCGCTGATCTTATGACCGAGGGTTCTGCTGGAACCGCTAGGGTTGACCAAGCCGCGACAATAACCGCAAATGCAACGGTAACTGTATCAAGATTCATAAAGAGGGGAGATACTGATTGGGTTCGCCTGGAGGTTTTTGAAACGGCGGTGGGCGGGAATAGAATCGACGGGTGGTTTAACCTTGCCACTGGCTCTGTTGGATCGGCGACCAACACCGGAACGGCAACCGGCGCATCTGTCTCAATCAAAGCGTATTCCAACGGGTTTTACAGGTGCATTCTTTCCGGTGCCGTGAATAATGGCGCAACCGCTGTTACTTTCATGTCGGCCAGCGCCACCGCTAACGCATCAACATCAAGAGTCGCCAGTTCTACTCGTTACGAGTGGGGCGCACAGTTTGAAAACTCAGCCTCCTTCGCCTCATCCTACATCCCCACCACGACCGCTGCTGTTACCAGAAACGCGGACGCTTTAACCTATGACGCATCGAATTGGAACGCAACGGCTGGAACTTGTTACGCAGAGGCATCTTGTCAATGGACTGCAAGCCCACTGGGGATAATCATTGGGTCTGCTGCATCATCAACGATATACCCGCTTGGGGTTCAATTCGCGGCGGCTGCCACGACCGTCCAGACTAGAGACGGGACAAATAACATCGTTAAGTCCGGTCTTTCTAGTATGGCGACCGGAGTTAGGAAAAGAGCCGCGTCATGGGGCGCTGCCGGACTTTTGGCTGGTGGCGATGGTTTAGCAATGGCAACAGGCTCTTATGATGGTAATAACAACGCCGGAACCGGCGCTATTGGGATAGGTTGTGACGACGCAAGCGCCGTCCGCAACTGGTTCGGCACCATCCGTAACGTCCGCATTTACTCCACCCAATTCACTGACGCTCAATTACAGGCTATAACTGCATAATGGCTGCCAGCAACGTACAGATCGCCAATCGCGCCCTGCAGAAGCTGGGTGCCGAGCGCATTTCCAGTCTGACCCAGGATGCGCCGAATGCTCGTTCGATGAACGCGGCTTTTGTGCGTGTCAGGGATTCGCTGCTGCGCAAATACACTTGGAGCTTCGCCATCAAGCGCGCGTCGATCGCCGCGGACGCGACCGACGAAACCATCCTCAACACCTGGAAGCGTTACACCAAGCCGAATGACTTTCTGCGGCTGATACGCGACGATGAAACGGGTGAATTTGTTGACTGGAAGATCGAAGGCGACTATATCCTGTCGTCCGACGCATCCCCGCTGCAGATTCGTTACATTGCGCAGATCACGGACCCGACGAAGTTCGACTCTTTGTTTGATGAAGCGCTTGCCGCACTGCTGGCGCTGGAGTGCTTCACTGAGATAAAGGACGGCAGCGTCAGCGACAAGGCAACCTACAAGCAGGATTACGAAGATACGATCGCGGAAGCCAAGAAAGTCGGCGCTATTGAAAAGGCCGCGCAGGAGTTTCCTGAAGACGAATGGTTAGCGGCGAGGCGCTGACATGGCTCGCGCCTCCCTCGTTCAGAACACCACGAACGCTGGCGAACTCAGCCCGTTGCTGCTGGGGCGGCAGGACATCGCCAAGTACAACAACGGGCTGTATGTCTGCCTGAACGGCATTCCGCTGACCCAAGGCGCGTGGACCCGCCGCCCCGGCACTGCCTACCTGCACCAGACTAAGTTCCACAATAAAGCCTCGCGGCTGTTCCCGTTCCAGTTCTCCGTCACGCAGACCTACGTTCTGGAGTTCGGCGAGAACTATATCCGGTTTTTTACCAGCCATGGCATCCTGACCAATACGGCGCAAAGCATCACGTCGATCAGCAAAGCCAACCCCGGAGTTGTTACAAAAATCTCGCACGGCTACTCCAACGGCGATCGGTTGTTCCTGTCCAGCATCGTCGGTATGACGCAACTGAAGAACCGCGAAGTGGTCGTCACCAACACCGGGGCGGACACGTTTGAGTTGTACGACAGCGACGGCAACGCGATCAACACCACGGACTACGACACATTCACTTCAGGCAACATGGCCGAGATATACGAGGTCACGACGACGATCGACGATCTTGAGTTGGACGAAGTGCGTGTGCTGCAGTCGGCGGATACACTTTACATCCTGCATCCGGATCACCCGCCGCAGACGCTGGTGCGCAACTCCGCCCTGTCGTGGACGCTTGCGGACATCGACTTTTTGGATGGCCCTTATGGCCCGGTCAACACAACGACCACTACGCTGTCGCCGGCTGCGGCTACCGGAACAACCACTATAACCGCCAGCGCCGTCACAGGCATCAACGACGATCAGGGTTTTCTGGCGACCGATGTAGGTCGGCTGATTCGCGCGCAGGAAAGCACCACCTGGGGCTGGGCGAAGATTCTGACTGTTGGATCAACCGTATCTGTTACGGCGGAAGTGTTTTCGACGCTGACCAACACCAACGCCAAGACTAACTGGCGGTTGGGTATTTGGTCTGACACGACAGGCTTCCCGACATGCGGCACGTTCCACGAAGACCGGCTGTTCTTCGCCGGGGCGGCCACAACGCCGCAGCGGCTGGACGGCTCTAAGACCGGGCTTTACACGAACTTCGCCCCGTCCAGCACGGGCGGCACCGTGGCGGACGACAACGCGGTTGCGTTCACCATGAACTCGGACGACGTGAACGCGATAAAGTGGATGGCGTCCAGCGAGAAAGGCATGCTGGTCGGCACGACCCGCGGCGAGTGGCAGGTTCGGCCGTCGACGCTGAACGAAGCGATCACCCCAACCAACATCTCCGCCAAGCCGTCAACCCGTCACGGCAGCGCCGACGTGGCGCCTGTGCAGGCCAACAACGCTGTGCTGTTTGTTCAACGTGCAGGGCGAAAGCTGCGGGAATTGGCCTATGTGTTTGAAGCGGACGGATTCAAGGCGCCGGACATGACGCTGCTGTCCGAACACATTACCCGCCCGAGCGTTACTGAACTGGCCTACCAGACGCAGCCACAAGCTATTGTGTGGGGTGTGCGTTCGGACGGCACCTTGTTGGGGTTCACCTACGAACGCGACCAGGACGTTGTGGCCTGGCATCGGCATGAACTAGGCGGCTACAGCAACGCTGCACAGACGGCCATTCCGGTTGTCGAATCGGTTGCCGTGGTGCCGGCGCCGGACGCCAGCCGCGACGAACTCTACATGATCGTGCAGCGTTACGTCAACGGCGGCACAAAGCGTTACGTCGAGTATCTGAGCAAGATATGGGAATACGGCGACACGCAGACCGAAGCGTTCCAGCTTGACTGCGGCAGCACTGTGACGAACGGTTCACCGAGCGACACGGTAAGTGGCGTCTGGTGGCTGGAAGGCGAGACGATTACGCCGTATGTCGATGGCGCGCGGCACCCGGATGTGACCGTGGCGAACGGGTCGTTCACGCTAAACACCACCGCGACCATCGTGACGTGGGGTTACGCTTACAACAGCGACGGACAAATCATGCCGCTGGAAGGCGGGTCGCAGGACGGGACATCGCAGGGTAAGACGAAGCGCATCAACGAAGTCTCGTTCTGGCTGATGGATACGCTCGGTTTGAAGTACGGCCCAAGCGCTGACAATCTGACTGAGATTCTGGAAACACAGTTTGGCGACGACTTTGGAACAGCAACGCCACTGTTTACGGGGGTGCGGCGCAAACGGTTTGAAGGAAACTACGACTTGTTGGGGCAGGTTTACTGGCGCGCGGACGGACCGTTTCCGGCCACGGTGCTGTCGATCATGCCGAAGGTCAATGTCTCAGATTAAAAAGATCGTGCCATTTCGGCGCTGGCATGTGGCTTGGATGACGCCGAGCGGAGCAGTGCCGTATGACGCGGCGACGCTGATGGAGATGGAGCGGCAGAACAGCTGGACAGCCGTGGTCGACGGGGATCCGATCGCTTGCGGTGGGACGTTGAAGCAATGGCCGAGGCGGCATACGGCGTGGACCTATATGACCGCCAAGACCGGGCCGCACATGATGTTCTTGACGCGGACGGTAAAGGATGTGTTGAAGAAAGTGCCGGGCAGAGTAGAGATGACAGTGCGGTACGATTTTGAGCAGGGGCACCGCTGGGCAAGGATACTGGGATTTGAAGTGGAAACACCGAGATTGAAAAACTACGGGCCGGAAAGTGAAGATCACACCGGCTACGTGCGGTTTAACAAGGGGTAGGCTATGGCAGCAGCACTTCCGTTTGTGATGGCAGCCTCGGCGGTTATTGGAGCCATCGGGGCCATTCAGCAGGGCAAGGCGGCGAAGGCGGCTGCCGACTACAATGCGGCGATCAACATGCAGAACGCCGAAATTGCACGCCGGGATGCGGCAGCCCAGGCGGCGCAGAGCCAGCGCGAAGGCTACCTGCGGCTCGGAGCCATACGCGCAGCGCAAGGCAAGAGCGGCGGCGCAGCAAGTGAAGGTAGCGTGCTGGACGTGCTGGGCGATCAGGCGGCGCAGAACGAACTGGAACGGCAGAACATCGTGTATCAAGGCGAGCAGCGCGCCCGAGGCTACATCAACACGGCCAATCTGGATACGTTCAGCGGCAAGCAGGCGCAGAAGGCAGGTTATCTGAAAGCAGGCACTGAGCTGCTGAGTGGCGGGGCAAATGCTTACGGCGCTTACGGGAGAACCCTGCCGAAGACTAACGGCGGCTACAGTGACTTCGTAAGCGGCTACAACTCCAGGAACTACGGATAATGCCCAAGCTCCCAACCAGAAGTGCAGACCTCGGCGGCAGCGTCATCTCCGGCGGCCGGCAGGCAACCGCTACGGACTTCGGTGCGGTCGACCTGACGGGTGCCGTGCGCGCGGTGCAGCGCGTCGGCAACGAAATCATCCAGACCAAAGAGGAAGACGAGAGCCGGAAGGTTCTGGTCAGCCAAGCGGAGATACGCGCCAAGTACGCGAAGCGACTGGACGAGGCGGCCACCAGTGGCGAGGACGTTGGCAAGATTCGGCAGGAGCTGGACAACGATCTGGCGAACGTCACGGCGAACCTGGAGACGCGCAAGGGTGCTGAGACAGCCGCCCTGCACGCCGCAAACACCGGGTCGATATTCGACAATCAGGCGAACCAGATTGCAGTGCAACGTGCCACGTTGACGGCGCGGGTGGAGGGTGGCAAGTTTCTGAATAGCACAGGCGCCATTCTGGCGACCAATCCCGGTTATCTGCCGCAGGCGGAGCAGGACGTGGACGCATTTGTGGCTACGCTGTCGAAGGTGTCGCCGGAGCAACGCGCCGTCATTGCCAACGATCTGAAGCAGAATCTGAACGTAGCCGCTGCCATGGCGCAGGCGCGCATTGATCCGGAGGGCATCAAGACTGCTCTGGAAGGCGGTCAGTTTAACATGACTCCGCAGCAGCGCTCACAAGTCATCCATCAGGCGGAGACGACTATACGAGCGAAGCGGGCGGACGAGCGACTGGCCCGTGCCGAGGAAAAAGAGAAGCGCCGCGAACTGAGCGATCAGGCGCGGGATGAATACTTCAAGAACATAGTCAAGGGCAAGACCGACCTTACGGCGATGGTGAATGACCCGCGTCTGGATGTGACCGACCGGGAGCATTTGATTGTGTTTGCTGAAGCGCGGGCGAAGGCGGGCGCAGCTGCGGAGCGCAGGTCGAACCAGACCGTGAAGAACAACCTGTGGCTGCAGATTTCCAATGGCGAAATCCGCAACAATCAGCCAATCATCGACGCGGTGAACCGTGGCGACCTGAACATTCAGGACGCCGACTACTTGAACGCCAAGGTTGCCAATCAGAAGGACGAGAACAACCGCAACTTCAGCCAGCGACTGGGGGCCAGGATGCAGACCGTGATCGGCGCCATGCGGTCATCGCCAGAGTATCAGGCGCAACCTGAACTGGCCGCGGCGATCCAGTTGCAGATGGCCGCCGATGTGGAGCGCCGGTCGTCCGAACTGCGCAAGCAGAATACTTCGCCGGATGTGCTGCTCGACCCGGATTCCAAGGATTACTATTTTACGCCGAGCCGCATCAAGCAGGTCGCCAGCGACGTGAAGCAGCAGATGCAGGACACCTTATCGCCCGCCACTCGCGTTACGTCGCAAGCGGACTATGACGCCCTGCCGGACGGCACGCCTTACATCGACTCCAACGGCACCCGTGGTGTTAAGCGCGGGGCGGCTAAGAAACCTGCGGAGCCGGCCACAAAACCGATGGGGTTTGATGTAACCAAAGGCGGCCTGACGCTGCCGGGTAGTCGATAATGGCGTTTGTTGCCCCAGCTGAAGACCTGGCGCCCGCGCCGCCGCAGACCGCCCGCACGATGTTCGGCGACCCGATCATGGGCGGCACGCCTACGCCGCCGCGCCGGGCGCAGAGCATCAGCGAAGCCTTCGTCTACGGTCTGCAGAGCAGCGCCACCGGCCTTGCCGTGCGCGGCAAGATGCCGGAAGGGGAACTCAGCCCGGACGCCCCGTGGTATGCCCGTGCGGCAGCTGGTGCCGCGGGCGTTGTAGCCGATCTGCCGCTGTCCGTGGCTGCTGCGGTCCCGGCGGCTGCCGGCGGCCCGATCGCCGCTGGCGCGGCAGCATTCGCCGCCCCCATGGCGCTGCGGGAAGCTCTGATCGAAGCCTACGGCAACAACCACGCCTCGTCCTTTGAGGGCGTGTGGGAAATTACCAAGGCGGCGCTGAAGGGCGGCGTCAAGGGCGGTATCATTGGCGGGGCTACCATGGGCGCTGGGCGCTTCGTGGGGGGCGTTTTGCCCGCTACCGTCGGCGCTACTGCCCGTGGCGGGGCTGCGCTGGGCGCGGAACTGACGACCCTGACTACGACTGCCGCCGCGCTGGAAGGCCGGATGCCGACCTCGCAGGAGTTTCTGGACAACGCGATCTTGTTGGGCGGGCTGAAGGGTGCGGTCAAGATGGCCGGAGGCTTGCGCAACATCTACGCCGAAACCGGCAAGACGCCGCCGGAAGTGCTGCTGGACGCCAAGAAAGACCCGGCCATCAAGGTCGCCTTGGAAAAACAGGAGATGCCAGAAGCCTACCGCCAACTGGCTGTGGAAGAACGCATCAAGGCCGCAATGGCGGAAGACCAACGCCCGCAGCTGGTGCAGGAACTGATGCGCCAGGCAAAAGACCCGGAGCAGCCCCTGCAGATGGATCCGGTGCGCTATGAATACATCACGGACGCGGAGACGGCCCAAGGCGTCATCCGGGCCACAGCGGAAGCCTACCGGGCCGAAGTCGAAGTCCAGCGCCGCGGCACCGTGCCGACGACCGCCTCACTGGCCGAGGGCATCCGGATGGTGGAGACAGGCGAACTGACCGCCCGCACCATCGGTGAGGGTGCTAACAGTTCGGAAATCGCCGCCCGCGCGCTGCTGACCAAGGGTGCGGCGGAGCATGCCAAGAGGCTTGCCGAGCAGATGCCCGCCGACCCGGCCGCATGGTCGCCGGAGATGAAACTGCAGATGGCCGCCGCGCTGGAACGGGTCGGCCTGTTCTACGGCGAACTGGCTGGTGCGGGTGCCGAAGCTGGCCGCGCGCTGCAGATGCTGCGGGAAATCAAGCGGAACCCCGACATGCTGGGTGACGCTGAAGCGCTGGTCAAGCTCTACGAGCGCAAGGGCAACTTCAACGACATCGCCACGATCGTCCGGCAGCTGAAAGACCCGGAGCAAGTGCGCCGCTTTGCGCAGGACTTCCAGAAGGCTACGACGACCGAGAAAGTCATCGAAGCGTGGAAGGCGAGCATCCTGTCCGGCCCGCTGACCCATCTGGCGAATATGATGGGCAACTCCGTCAAATGGGCTGTGGAAGTGCCTGAAGCGGCCCTTGCAGCCACGCTGACCGCCGCCCAACGTAAGCTGGCTGGCGACCCGCTGACCATGGCTCAATTCAAGGCCCGTGCCCTGTCGCCTCTGCTGGGCATTCAGTTGGGCGCAAAGGACGCCTTGACGGTCGCCAGTGCGGTGCTGCGGTCGGACACCCTGCAACTGGATAAGGCTGACATCTACCGCACCGCCATTGAAGGCAAGAAGGGTGAAGTGATACGCACGCCGTTCCGGCTGCTGCAGGCGGAGGACGCGTTGTTTCGCATACCGGCGCAGCGCGCCAAGGCGTATGAGCTGGCCGTCGATCGAGTGGTCAAGGAAGGGCTGCATCCGGACACCAAGGAAGCACAACTGCGCATCGCCGCCTACACCGACCAGCCCGTTCTTGGACTGACTGCCAAAAAAGCGGCCGAAGTGTCGAAGTTGATTGAAGACGCAGGCGGGGAAGCCGTGTTTGCCCAGCGCCTCGGCCCGCGCCTGGAGACAGCGCAGCGGGCCATTGCCGGCCACTGGATGCAGGCCGTGGTGCCGTTCGTCCGCACCCCGGCGAATCTGGTGTCCTGGGCGGTGCAGCACACTCCCGGCATGAACCTGATGTCCAGCCGCTGGCGCGCGGACTTTGCCGCGGGCGGCGAAGCGCGGAACAAAGCCATCTCCCGTGTCGTGATCGGCACCGGGCTGACCATGGCCGCCATGTCGCTGACTGAGGGCGGCATGCTGACCGGCGGGGGGCTGTTCGATACTGAAATGTCGCGCACCAAAGCAGGTGCCGGGTGGCAGCCCTACAGCATCCGGATTGGCGATGAATACTACAGCTATCAGCGTATGGAGCCGGTCGGCAAGGTGCTGGGTATTGCTGCGGACATGATCGAACTGATGCAATCCAAGAAACTTGACGAAGCAGACGTAGGTAAACTTAGCGCCATGCTGGTGCTGATGTTTGGCAACGCCACGGTCAGCACCACGTATCTGTCGGGGCTGGCCAACACCATGAACGCGGTGCTGGACCCGGATCGCTACGGCGAACGGCTGGTCGAAGGCTACGCCTCCAGCCTGGTGCCGAAGATCATCGGGCAGAGTGTTGCCATTGCGGACCCGTACCGGCGGGAAGTGTCCGGCGCGCTGGACGCCATCCAGAGCCAGCTGCCGATCTTCAGGGAACAACTGATGCCGAAGCGGGACGTGTGGGGTCAGCCGTCGGAGAACAACCGCTGGTTCAACGTCATGCCGGTGGCCACGACCAAAGTGTCCGCCGACAAAGTGAAGACCGAGGCGGTGCGTCTGTCGATCGCCATTGCGGACGCGCCGAAGTCCGTGATCGAACGCGGGCCGCTGAAGCCGAGCGACAAGAAGATCGAATTGACCGACGTGGAGCGGGACATCTACCGGCAGGTTGCCGGCGGCAGCGCCATGGAAATCCTGCGCCCGATTGTGAACGCGCCGGACTGGGAGCGCACTCCGGACTTCGCCAAGGCCAAAATTTATCAGATAGTTTTGGAACGCACCCGCAAGCAGGCGCAGTGGGCCGCGTTGCCACCCGATGCGGAAGGCCGCGAGAAGATACGGCGCAAGGTCGTTGACACCATTACCAGTCAGACTGAAGCAGTGAGCAAACCGGCGGAGCGGCGCGTGAGGGCTGACCAATGATTCTGGAACTTGGCAACGGGCGGGAGCTGAAGCTGCCGGACATGGACGACGAGACTGCGCGCCAGATCGGCAAGCTGATCCTGGCCACAGAGAAGCGTGCAGCGGACGCCGAAGCAGGCATGGCCAAACTGCGCAGGGAAGTTGCGGAACTGAAGCAGCAGGTCGAAGCGCCGGAGCCAGAAACTGACGACAACGAGGGCGAGAACGTGGTCGCGGCCATCGAAGCCATGGAGCAGCGGCTGACTGCTTTGTTGCAACGTAGCATTGCTCTGCAGGGCGCCGACCGTATCCTTGTGAATGACGAAACCGGAACGCCACGTTCCCGCGTGGTCTTGAAAGGATAGCACATGGCCATAGATTCAGACAACACGACACTAAGCAAAGGCGACGAGGACGGCGACACCTATCGCTCCATTGTTGACGAGAACCAGGTCAAGACTCAGGTTGTAGCCAGCGGCGGGCAAGCGCCTGATGGGACCATAAATATTGCAGGAAATGGTCTGGCCTTTAGCACTGCAACACCGCTTGCCAATGGCGCGACTTACGACTCCGGCATCCTGAATCTGTCAGGACACACTCAAGTTCAGACCGATGTTCTGTCAAATAAAAACGGAACTATAACGGTTGATTTTTGCCGTGACGCTGATGGCACGGACATCTTGCGAACGCTGACTATTCCTTACGTTGGTGGGTCGGGCTTCCAGATGTTTTCAGCCCCGGCGTTCACGCCATACGTTCGTTACCGCTTTACGTGCGACGAAACCGGGCAGACAGACTTTTATTTCGACACCAAGTTCTTGAACACGGCGCTGTCTCCCCAGCTTCTGCGGCTGGATGCGTTCATTGCCCCTGCGATGTCTGCTTCTCTTGGACGTAACATTCTGGTTGGCAAAACGGATGGCGGCGATTCTTACCAGAACGTGGCTATCGACAGCCAAGCACATCTGCAAGTGGCAATCGCAGAGCCAAGAACGGCGTTCGGTGAAGTGATGGTTGCTGAATTCACTCCTGTCACACAGGTAGACTTTGTGTACGGAGTTAACAACGTCACCACAAATACTTCGGTGACTGGTTCTGGTCAGGTCACAAACGGTAATGGGATGGTGTCCGTCGAAACCACTGCGGCTACATCGTCCAGTGCGGTAGCGTATTCAAGCAGGGTTCTAAAATATCGTCCGGGTCAGGGTGCGCTGGTTCGGTTCACGGCGCTATTTACGACGGGCGCAGCCAACTCTACCCAGTATGCGGGAACCGGATTCTCGGACTTACAAAACGGTATTTTCTTTGGTTACGAAGGCACTTCGTTTGGTATCTCTTTGGTGAAGGCCGGTACGCCTACCCACATCGCGCAAGCCGATTGGAACGTCGATGTAATGGATGGCACTGGTGGTGACAATAATCCATCAGGTCAAAGCCTCGACCCGACACTAGGTAACGTCTATCAAATTAAATATCAATATCTTGGGTTTGGGGCGCTATATTTTTATGTGGAAGATGCTGCCACTGGCAGTTTTGTGCTGGTGCATGTCATCCGTTATGCGAACCTGAACTCAACGCCATCGCTGTACAACCCTTCGATGCCGATTCTGTGGGGGGTCAAGAACACAACGAACAACACAAATATAGTTGTGAAAGGTGGCTCTGGCATGGGCGCGGTTGAGGGCAAACGAGAACTGCTCGGCCCGCGTCATGGTGAAAGTACCACTAAAACCACTGTCACCACACAGATTGCAGCGTTCACATTAAAAAATGCCACGACGTACAACACAATCAAAAACGGCGGCGCGGTACGCATCCGAACGGTGACATTTGGCTCCAATACTGGTGGCGTGGGCAACGGCATTACTTACCTTCGCTTCATCAAAAACGCAACTCTTGGCGGTACTCCGAACTTTGTGCCACATGATGGTTCAACTTCAGACAACGGCGTAACTATCACAAACGGCAATTCAGTGGTGTCCGTCGATAAGGGTGGAACAACCGTTACCGGGGGAAACACCGAATACAACTCAGTTGTGGCTATCGGCAACTCGATGTCTGAAAATATCACCGACCTTGAGCTATTTATCGGGCCGGGAGAAACGATGACTTTTGCCGTTGAATCAACCTCGTCGGCCACGGTTGGCGTTGGTATGACCTGGAGCGAAGATTTATAATGCTGCTACCACTGCGAACGCTGCTGTACCGCTCCGTCAAGACTCTCAGAGGGGCATCGGTTTATGTAGTGCAATCAAGGACAAAGGGGAAGCAGCAGAGGCGGCGGGAGTTGACGCCGGGCGAGATGTTGTTGCTCTTGGGGTAAAATAGAAACTTAGGGGAATCAAATGACTGTAAGCTCAACCAGCAACCGAAAGACTTACACCGGGGACGACGTGACCGTGGCGTTTGCCACCAGTCCGGTCGTGTTCTTCGACGAGACGGACCTGGAGGTCTACTTGGTCACGACCGCCACCGGGGCGTCGGTGCAGAAGACGTTGACCACGGACTACACGGTGTCCGGCGGTTCAGGCTCCACGGGCACGGTCACAATGCTGACCGCCCCCGCCAGCACGGAGACGCTGGTCATCCTGCGCGTGTTGCCAATCACCCAGGCGGACGACTTCATCAATAATGATCTGAACGATGCTGAAGTGCTGGAAGACCGTCTTGATAAGATGACGATGGTCATGCAGCAACTGGACGAGACGAACGGCCGCGCTATTCGACTAGAATCAACTGAAACCCCAACAACCGCGTTGACTGAGCTGCCGTTCGACCGGGCCAGCAAATATCTCGGCTTCGGCGCCAGCAAGGAACTGGTCGCCCTGGCCGCGCCAACAGATACTGCGCTGACTACCGCTTACGCCGAAACACTGCTGGACGACGCAGACGCCGCAGCCGCGCGCGTTACACTTGGCTTCTCTGCAGTCGCCGCCAAAGGCGATCTGTTCGTCGGCACGGCGGCTGATACCATCGGCACGCAGTCAGTTGGCACAGACGGCTATAACCTTCAGGCACAGTCCGGCGCATCCAAAGGCTTGCAGTATCTGCCGGCGCAGCACGGATACACGATGCTCAATGGCTACCTTGCGTGGTCGGTTGCCAGCAGCATTCTGACTGTTGCAATCAAGACGTGGGCCGGAACAGACCCATCAGCGACCGACCCGGTTTATGTCGCTTTCCGGAGTGCGACGGCGGCAACGGGGTCGCTCACTGTCCGCAAGATCACGGCGGCCACTTCTATCTCCATCAATGACACCGCTACGCTGGGCACGGTCAACAGCACCGCGTTCCGTATATGGGCGGTGCTGTTCGATGACGGCGGCACGCTGCGCATGGGCGTCATCAACTGCCGCACGTCCGGAAACAACATCTATCCGCTGGGCGCGTTCCCTGTCGCCTCATCCACACTGGAATCTGACTCGGCGGACTCGGCGCATGTGTTCTACACCGACACCGCCGGAGTAACTTCCAAGGCTTACGCTGTCCTCGGCTACGCAACGTGGGAGTCCGGACTGGCGACCGCTGGAACGTGGAGTTCCGGCCCGACCCGCGTTCAGCTGTATGGCCTCGGCATTCCGCTGCCGGGACACATGATTCAGGAGCAACTGGATATCGATGGGGCGTCAAATAACGGAACCACTACAATCCCGTTCGACAGTAGCATCCCGCAGCAAACCGGCGAGGGCAACGAATTTATGTCGGTTGCAATCACCCCGACCAGCGCAGCTAACGTCCTTGACCGGGAGTGCGTAGCTTATATCGGGAGCAACAGCGCATCCATGCCTGGAATTGGTGCTTTGTTTGATGACTCAACCGAAAACGCGGTTACAGTCGGGTCAATACTGGCGGGCACGGCGGTATCTACCGGTATGGCGACCCCTGTTGTGCTGCGGCACAGGCGCGTCGCCGCAGGAACGTCGTCTACGACCTGCAAGTTTAAGGCCGGGACATCCTTGGCGGCGACAACCTATTTCAACAACAACAACGGAACAGCGACTCTTGGCGGGGTTTACTCGTCAAGGTTATCCGTCAAAGAGATCATGGCTTAAAAAGAAAGGAAACGAAATGGCTGCGCCGGAGGATACAACTTTTTTGTCACAGGTGTTGGCGTGGGTCGCTGCAGGAATAGCGGCGGTTGGCGCATGGCTTTGGACAACCACTATGGGGCGGATCGCCAAACTGGAGGAAGGCAAAGTGAACCAGAAGACGTTTGACGAATACGTCGCCCGTGCGGACAAGGATCGGGGCGAGCGCAGGGAAACAGAGCTGTCCTTGTTTCGCAAAATGGACAACATGCGCGACCACGTTGACGAACGCTTTGACAAGCTTGCCGAGCTTATACGTGCGAGCAAACAATGAAGTTCGACGCGGGCGATCTGCGGGCCGCCTACCGTTTTTTGAAGCAGGTAGCCTTTCACAATGATCGTCGACTGCCAGCAGCTGGCCGTGTCGTGTTTGTCGCCAAGCCGCTCAAGGCGCACGGCTACATGGGGGAGTCCGGCGGACGACCCTGCATTTGGGTTGATACGCAGGACACGAAATCGCTGAACAAGATGCTGCAGATTCTGTCTCATGAAATGGTGCATCTGGCGCTCGGCCACATGGTCGTGCCCAACAAATACGCGCACGAAACCGACTTCAAGGAAGCGGCCCGTGCAATCGAAATCGAAATGGGCTGGCCAAAGGGGAGCGTATGAAAACATTACTTGCTGCAGTTCTTCTATCTGTTGTCTCGCTGGCGCACGCCGCCTCCGCCCGAATGGACGCGGGCGGGCTTACCGTTATCCTGTCTGCCGATCCTTGCACCGAAGCGAAGGTGCTGTCCTTCATTCAAGACCAGTATCACGGGATGTTTCGTAAGGCGGACGTGATCTACCAGGGCAAGGCGCTGAAGGCGTGCTGGATGGCGCTGCCTGATCGGCGCTCCGTGCTGGTGGCTGACGAAACCGGCGACTACGGTGCGGTTCCGATAGCCCTGTTCAAACCTGTCACGGCAATGTGATGACGCCTCATTTCAGCAAAGCAGAACTGACCTGCAAATGCGGCTGCGGGATGCTACCGCAGGCTGACTTCATGAACAAGGTGGAGCAGTTGCGTCTGACCGTCGGGTTCGCCCTGCCGGTCACGTCCGCCGCCAGGTGCCCTGACCACAACGCCCGCGTCTCCGGCACCGGCCGCACTGGCCCGCACACCACAGGCCGTGCCATCGACCTCGGTGTCTCCGGCCCGCAGGCGCATGCCGTTCTGTCTGCTGCGCTGGCCATGGGCTTTACCGGCATTGGTGTGGCGCAGAAGGGCGCAGGCTCCTTCATCCACATTGACGACCTGACCGGCCCGCGCCGGCCTTTTGTCTGGAGCTACTGACATGGACTGGCTCAAATCAATAGCACCCACGATCGCCACTGTGCTTGGCGGCCCACTGGCCGGCATGGCAGTTCAGGCCATTGGCTCCGCGATGGGGATGTCCGACGCCACTGGCGACCGCATCAAGGATATGCTGACGGCCGGCAACCTGAACGGCGAGCAGGTTGCCGCCATCAAGAAAGCGGAACTGGAGCTGGCCGCCAAGCTGGCTGAACTCAAGATCAAGCCGGAGGAAATCGCCGCGCAGGATCGCGCTAGTGCGCGTCAAATGCAGGCGACCGTGCGCAGCCGGATACCCGGCACGTTGGCCGTCTTGGTGACGCTGGGCTTCTTCGGCATCCTGATTGGTATGATGGCCGGAGAACTGAAGACTGCCAACAGCGAGGCGCTGCTGATAATGCTCGGCGCACTGGCCGCAGCCTGGGGCGCAGTCGTCAACTTCTACTTTGGATCCAGCGCTGGCAGCACCGCCAAAAACGACCTGCTGGCGGCCAAGAAGTGACCCCCTGGGAACTGCTGATCGCCTCGGGACTTTACTTGAGCGTGGCGATTCGATACCTGCGGCATGACGACCCCGGCATGGCGCTGGCGTTCTTCGCCTACGCACTGGCCAACGTGGGTTTTATTTGGACGGCTCAGTCCTCAACCCGCTAGGCAATTCCTTCAACGGAATGCCCAGCATGTCCGCAGTGAACTTGTCCGGCCCGCCGCCTTTGCCATACTGACCGGCCATGCGGACGAGCGGCGCGCCCAGAATCCGCACCATGTCGCCGTCGCATACAGGACAGTAGGTTTCGTCCCGCTTTTCAATCTTGGCGAACTGCTCGCCCTTCCAGTCGCAACGGACGCAGGCGTAGTCGTAGAAGGGCATTATTTTTCGCTCCAGTCAACTTCGCAGGACTCGACGCAGCCGCTGTCTAGGTCAAGGCCCACTGGCGCGTTGGCATAGACTACGGCGTCGTTCTCGGCCCGCTCCCACCCCCCGGCAGCGTGCATGGTGCGGAGGTCCGCCACGCCAAGGTTGCCGCGGAAGAACGTACGGCGGTAGCCCGGCACGTTCTTCTTCGCAAACTCCGGCCCCACCAATCCGTAGTTGCACTCCATGCGCTCAAAGAAGTCGAACGCGGCAGGGTCGTCGTCCATCACGGTGAGTAGTTTACGGAACGACTTTTTCCAGCACGTTCTGCAGTTACCTTGATAACCGGCCAGGTTGAGCCGAAACGGCTGCTTCTGCCAAAAAGAATTGACCTGCGGCTTTGTCGTGGGCGCCCAATCCAACAACGGGTAGATGAGGCGGTCCGCCTCTGCTCTTGGAGAGCGCCTCCCTGACTCGTCTGCGCGAATGCCCACCGCCACATGCCGTGCTTTAACCCCCCAACCCAAGCCGCGAACATAACTATCTATCGGTCGTTTTTTTAGCTCCCGCGTACAGCCGAAGAACTTACTGTTTGGTATGCCGAATTTTTTAATCATCGCCTCAAACGGTTCTCCGGCGCGGCTCGCTGTTTCAAACGACACAACCCGGTGGCCGGTGCCTTTGCCGGGTTCTGGGTTTACATCAGCCTCCAACCACACCGTATTGAAACCAAACACCTTGTCGCATTGGTCAACGAACTCCAGCGTCTGCTCGTTCTCCTGTCCCGTGTTAGCGAACAACACAACTGCTTCGTTGAAACGGTCGCGCCACTTAGTCAGCAGCAGCCGCGTCATCAGCGCAGATGTTTCCCCGCCGCTGAAGGAGATTACCAGTCGCTTTATCATCAGTGCTTCGCCGCCCGAGCGGCCTGCTGCATCGGTTCTTCGATGTACTCGGCCATCAGGAACATCAGCCGGTCGGTGGCGAACTGCCGCGTGGCCGGACCATGGTTGACCGTGACGAACAGCACAACGTCCAGCAGGCTCTCCGCCGGCGCTTCATCCGGCATGCTGGCGGCCCGCTTGCAACGGTCCAAAAATATGTCGTGTTGGTCGCTCATGCAATCTCCACATCAGGGTTGACTTCGTTGCCCCACACCGCCCATCCGGCGCGAGGCTGCCGCGCGAACATTTCAAGGTACGGGCCGGGGCTGACTTGCTCAACCATCCAATAGAACTCCGGCGGCTTGGCCGAGTGCTGCGGGTAGCCGTTCTTGTACGGGCGTTTCCAGTTGAACCAAGTCGTGTTGACGTCGCACTTCGCGGCTAACGACCCGCGACGACAGAACAACACGTATTCGCTGGATATACCGTAACACCCGCCAAGGCCACTACCCTTCGGGTTTTTTGCCCAGGTCAGTAGTGTTGAGTAATTGAACCCCCATGCGCGCGCCACATCGAACGCCTCGTCAACGTAACGATTGATCGTCCACAAATACAGATGGCAGTCATCGGCGGCGGGAATCCGAAGCGCCGCTATCTCTTGCACCGTCATTGTCGGGTAAGCAAGCGGTCGAGCGGCAGCAGTTCCGCCAGCAGACCAAACCTGCTTTCCGCCAACCACCTTATAAGTACCCAAGGCTCTCCCGGCCTTTACGTCCCACGGGGGATCAGCAACAATAGTCGCAAATGTCACTCGCATCTCCTTGTAATCAGCCCTTCTTCGTCAATCTCAATGAATCCCTTTTTCCGCAGCTGGTTCTTCACGTCGTAGATCGCCTGCTTGCGGTTGGACAGGAACTCGCTGCAGGCTTCCTTCCATTCCGCCACGCTGATCGGCGTGTTGTTTGGCCGCACATCGCACAGCACTTCAAACGCCCGCTTGGCATTCCCGCTCAACCGGCCCTTCGGCCCTTCAACCACGGTGTCCGGCTCCACAACGCAGCTGGTTTGCTCGTCGCCATCCTCGTCTAAGCCCACCACGACCGGGCGCAACTTGAACCCGACGGGTGCGCCCATCTCCACGTCCCGCTGCTTGCTGGCCGTCACCCGCCCCTGGTCTACCTCCAGTTCCGTGTCGATCGCCCCGAGCAAGGCGCTGGATCCCCGCGCCCCGGCACCTTTGTTCTTGCCGCTGTGATGAATCACCAGCACGCACGCCCCGGTGGATTCGATCAAAGCGGCGATGGCGGAGTTGAACGCGCCCACGTCCTGCGCGGAGTTCTCGTCCCCGCCCATCAATGCTCTTGCGAGGGTGTCGATCACGATCAGCACCGGCTTCTCCGGCAGTTCCGCAATCAACTGGCCCAGTTCCTGCCGGCCCGGTTTCTCCCTCAGATTGAAGGCGGCGTTGACCACGTAGAGCGGCACGTCCTTGTTGCCGTACTTCTGGCGCAACGCCTTGGCCCGCTTCACCAGCCCGCCAGCGCCCTCGTAAGCCAGGTGCAGCACCAACCCGGCGTGGGTCTTGGCGCCCATCCACGGCAGCCCTGCAGCGACGTGGTAGCCGATGTCGAGGAACACAAAGGTCTTGCCCTCAGACGGGGCGCCGTAGCCGACCGCGTAGGACGCCTTCTGCAGCAGCCCCTTGACCAAATACCCCGGCCCCTTCCGTTCCGTGTTGGCGAAGTCCGAAAGGCGCTGGGCTTTCGTGCTAGGTTTTGGCGCGATCGTGCTAGATTTTGGCGCGATCGTGCTGGATTCTGGCACGACAGGGAAGTCGTCCGGCAACGCAGCCGCCACGCCAGGCTCGTTTTGCCCATAATTGTAGGCGTTATCCACTTTAACGCCTAATTCATTGGGCGTCCACGGTGGGCTGCAACGGTCATTCCACTCAGTCAGCAGCTCCAGCGCCTGCTCCTTAGACACCCCAAGGTCGCGCAGCCCGCAAGCCACGGTGAAGGTTCTGGCGTCACCCCCCTGCCCTTCGACCGCGCCTTCCTGCTTCGCCAGCCACTCCCTTGCCCGCTCCGTCACCGAAGGCGGAGCATCCGGCACGTTCACGTCTACCGGCCGTTCACGTTTCGTGAACTCGCCCAGTTTCTGAACAAGTGCGGTCGGGGCCAACGCTATTGGATTGTCGCGCCGGACAGAATAAACGGTGCCGTCGATGTCACTTCCAGGCGCCACCACGTACCCATTTGTGGAGCGAACGTCAAGTCCTTTTCCAAGCGACTCGACTCCGTTGGGCACTCCGGGGTGATTGTCGGGTAGCCGGTAGAACACGTGACGCCCACCCGTTGGAGTCTCCGTGACGAAGGTGGCCGGTAAATCCATCGACATGCGTAGAAACTCGAAGGCATCATCGCCTCCCTTCTTGGTGTCAATGTCGATGACCAGCAGCCCTTCGCAATGAATGCCGATGTTGGCGTTGGGCCACTTGTCGTGCCACCACGGGGCCAGGTGCTGCGTGACGTTGGTGGCCTTCTTCGGCCAGTCCTTGACCAGCGGCGGCGTCTTTTTGCCGGGCGCGATGGGGAAGACCTTGAAGCCGCGTGCGGCAAGCCCGAGGGCGGTGTCTAGTTTGGTGGTCACTTGCCGTATCGCTCCATGATCCCGCAGTCCGCATGCAACGGAAACCCTGCCGCCCATGCCGGCGGGGTTCGCATGTGGCGCTCCATATCTATTTTAGTTGCACCTGAATCAGCAAGTGCAACTTCCAAATTACAGTCGTCATGCGTGTGCAAAACGATCGGATAGCCTTTTGCGTCCAGCGCCAGCATCACTTCCGCCAACAGGTCACGACATGTGCCTTGAATAATATTATTGAACAGACTGCCGCCGTAGGTGCCGATGCGCGCCCAGTTGCTGGTGTTCTTCGGGTCATGGATGATCTTGCCCTTGCGCCGATCCTCCTGACTTGGCACGGTCATGTAGGTCAACTGCGGCCCGAACTGCCCTTCCAGAATCTTCGGATACGGATAGCAGATCGCCCGACCAGAGGGTAGCAGGCACCACAGAAACGACCCGACCATGCGGAACTTGGCTTGTCTGCCGGGGTAGCCGCACTCGCGTATCGTGTCCGGATTCTTGACGGCGGCAATGGCGGCGTTCTGGATGTCGTACCACACGCCCTTGATGCGGGGGTGCGCATTGCGCCACGCTTCCTTAAACTTGTCCGCTTCCGCGTCCGGCACTTTCACCCCGTATGTCTTGGCCATAACGTGAAATGACCCGACGCCGCCTTGATAGCCGAAGGCCAGTTCCGACACTTTACCAACCTGGCGTTCCTCTGAGGGGTTCTTGACCGACTCAACCGGGACTCCGAACATCCGAGCATACGCAAGTTCATAAATACCCGGCCCGGTTTTATTGTCCGCTGCCCTGAAGGCGTCCAGCTTCCAGCTTTCACCAGCGAACCAAGCCTGGCCACGGCCTTCGACGTTGGCAAAATCGCCCGATATGATCCGTTTGCCCTTTGGCGCAACGAAAAAACTTCTAAGGCAACTGGACACCACACTGAGCGGAGGACCGTATATCGCGTCAATCGCATCATGCTCTCCCTTCCGGACGTGTTCAAGGATCCGTTCAACCGCCTCGGCCTTCGGCATGTTGCGCGGCAGGTTGTGCGTCTGCACTGCGCGCCCAGCCCAACGTCCGGTGCCGGCGCCGTGGTATTGATACATGTTGCGCAGCCGGCCGTCTTCGCCAGCCTGATTCAGCATTACGTTGAACTTGGCGTTGCTGGCTTTTCCGGCTTCTTGGCGGAGCGTAAGCACCCGTCGAGCGTCAGGCCCGACAGCAGGATCGTCCAGAAGGTCGACCACATCCTGCTTGGCGAGGCCGACGAGGGCACGTTCGCACCCGTTGTTAGCGAGCCATTCCTTGATCGGCCCCAGCGCCGTGCAAGTTGTCGCTGCGCCATCTGTCGCCTTCGCCATTTCGTCATCGTAGCGTTCCTTCATGGTGTCGGCCAGCTTGACCGCAGCCTTGGCGCTGGGGATGTCGATCTGCACGCCACGCTGGTTGATTTTATAATCCAGCAACCAGACCTTGCGTTCCTTGGCGGACAGGGGCATCAACCGCTTGCGCGTGGCGCGTTCGACTTCCACGTCAGTTTTGCAATACTCATACAGGCGCGCTTTTTTCTCCGGCTCGTCCCACCACACCAGGGGCTTCCCCGGCTTGCTGCGCGGGCGGCACATGCGCAGCATCAAAGCGTAACCTTCCGTGTCCTTACGAACGTGCAGTCCGAGCGCCATCGCCGCGTCTTCCAGTCTGCCAGGCAGCCCCATCGCGTAGCCAAGAGCCATTGAGCAGTAACCCTGTTCAATCCGCATCTCTGGCCAGCCATATTTGACGGCGACCTGGTTGTTCAGTGCAATTTCAAACGGAAAGTTCCACGCCGTTACCGCGCCGCCAGCAGCAATGTGTTCATACACCCGCGGCGGGCATGGCTGACCGGGCACCCACAATTCGACTGGCTCGTCGTTAAACGCATAGGCTCCGCACCATATGTCAGTTGTCGAATGGCGACTGTAGTTCCACAGCCCGACCTCTTTCAAGTCAAGGACGCTGCGGGTTTCCCAGTCCAGTGCGAGTGAATCAGTCAAAGCAGATCAGCCAAGCATGTAGGCTGAGATGACTTCGGCCGCGACCTGCGGGACAATCGCGTTGCCGTAGGCGCGCAGGCGTCCCACTCTTGCGGAAGCCCCATGAGCCAGCGGGAATGTGCCGGGTTCAACTGGCCGCCACTTTCCATCCCGGCAGTGGAGCCAGTCAGCATTTCGCCAGTGGCCGTTAGTCGGGCCGGGCCTTCCACATTCTTGACCAACTCCTGATTGCCCAACTCCGTCGAGCGATCCCCGCCCCGTTTCCTGAAACTGTCCACGGACGGGGTTTGCCAGTGGCCCAACTGCGTCGCGCTGTGCAGCGTGTCCGGTCTGCCGTGATGTGCCCCCGTGCTCTCGCTGTCCTCCCGCCGTGGTGTCGGCCACCCCGCCAACGTGCCCAGCTGCGTGAGACTGCTGCCGGTCATGTCGGGCGTCATCGTTCCCGCCCGTTTGCCGTCCGTTGCGGATGGCGTTGTCCACCCCGCCAGATGCACGGCCCTGCCTAGCTGATCGTGGCGGTTGCGATCCTCCACACATTTCCAAGTATCGGGGTCGCTGGAATCCTTGTGGTCCCTCGCGCTCGGCGTCGGCCACGAACCACAATCGTTGACGGATATGCGGCGCCCCGAAGCCCGCAGCAGGGATACCGGCCGCTGCGAAGGCGTAACCGATTCCTTCCAGGTCAGCTTAAACAAGGTCGAGCCAGCCGTGGCGGATCGCTGCTTCAACCTGTTCACCAAAGACGACCGCAGGTTTGCA